CCTGCTGGTAAAGACTATCTTACAACTGCTGGTGTTAACTGTGCTTTCTTTTTCAATGGTAATAAACTGCCTGATGAGAGTGAACTTGATTGGGAACTAAGTACTACAGAAGATATTAGTATGGTATTACAACTGTTTCAAAAAGGTTATAACAATCGTATATGGGATAAGTTTGGTTATCTAAGCAACATACTTGTTGATGGTGGTTGTAATGAGTGGAGAACGATAGAACTTATCAATGATAATCACGCTAAACTTATACAGAAGTTTCCAGAATATGTTTCTTGGAATGGAATCAAAGAAAATGTCATGGGTGGAAACTTTAAGAAAATCAAAATCAAATGGAAACAAGCATATCTGGATAGTCAAAAGAGTAAGGCAAATCTACTTGACTTTATGCAATAATCATGGTATATTAATACTATGAATTTTTATACAAATATATCTCAATGGGGTAACACACTATTACTACGAGAAGTGGTCAATGGTGAAAGACTTACTCGTAGAATTAAATACAAACCAACTCTCTATGCGCCTGTAGAAAAACCTACAGAGTGGAAGACACTTGATGGTAAGTATGTAACTCCAGTAAAATTTGACAACATGAAAGAAGCCAGAGAGTGGGTTGACAACTACAAAAATCAACCAGAGATGGTATTTGGTAGTACCATGTATCCTTATAACTTCATTGCAGAGTCCTATCCTAATACAGTAGAATATGATGTAGATAAAATACTGATTGTAACAATAGATATAGAGGTACAATGTGAGAATGGATTTCCTGCTCCAGAACAAGCGATTGAACCACTATTGTCTATTACAGTAAAGAACCACCAGAGTAAAAAGTTTGTTGTCTGGGGTATCGGTAAGTTTAAAAATACTCGTGATGATGTAACGTATGTAGAGTGTGAGAACGAATTACATCTCATCAAAGAGTTTCTTATGTTCTGGGAAAGACATCAGCCTGATGTGATTACTGGTTGGAATACAGAGTTCTTTGATATTCCTTATCTATGCAATCGTATTAAGAATCTATGTGGTGATGATGAAATTAAAAGACTATCGCCGTGGAGAAGTGTACACTCAAGAGAAGTATTTCAGATGGGTCGTAAACATCAACTCTATGAAATACAAGGTGTCGCTCATTTAGATTACTTTGACTTGTATCGTAAGTTTACATATTCATCACAAGAGTCATATCGACTAGACCATATTGCCTTTGTAGAACTGGGTGAGAAGAAAGATGGTAATCCATATGAAACATTTCGTGATTGGTATACAAAAGATTATCAATCATTCCTAGAATATAATATCATGGATGTGGAACTTGTGGATAAACTAGAAGACAAGATGAAACTAATTGAGTTGTGTCTGACTATGGCTTATGATGCAAAAGTAAATTACATGGATGTTCTAGGGTCGACCAAGTATTGGGATGTATTGATATACAACTATCTTATCAAGAAGAAGATTGCAATACCACAGAAAGTACCTAAATCAAAACCAGAGAAGTTCGAGGGGGCGTATGTAAAAGACCCTATCGTGGGTATGCACAAATGGGTTATGTCATTTGATTTAAACTCATTGTATCCACATTTAATTATGCAATATAACATATCAACTGAAACGCTTTACTCTCAAGAAAAAGTCAAAGATATGTCAGTTGATAAACTACTAGATAAAAAGGTAGATACATCAATACTTAAAGGTGTTACAATTACACCTAATGGTGCATTGTTTAGAACAAACAAAAGAGGATTTTTGCCTGAAATAATGCAATCCATGTATGATGACAGAGTTAAGTATAAGAAACTCTTACTTCAGGCAAAACAAGAATATGAAAATACTAAAGAACCTAGACTACTCAAAGATATATCAAAGTATCACAACTTTCAAATGGCTAAAAAGATTTCACTCAATAGTGCATATGGTGCTATTGGGAATGTTTGGTTTCGTTATTATGACTTGTTGGTTGCTGAAGCAATTACTACTTCTGGTCAGTTATCTATTCGTTGGATTGAGCGTGATGTTAACAAGTATCTTAATGATTTGCTTAAGACCTCTGGACAAGATTACGTCATTGCAAGTGATACAGACTCGATATATGTTTGCTTTGACAGACTTGTCAGTATGGTGTTTACTAAGGAACAAGAAACTCAAAAGATTGTCAGATTCTTGGACAACGTGGCCAGAGAGAAGATTGAACCTTTCATTAAGAAAAGTTACCAATCTTTGCATGAGTATGTAAACAGTTATGAACAAAAGATGGAGATGTCAAGAGAAGTCATTGCAGACAAGGGTATATGGACAGCAAAGAAACGATACATTCTAAATGTCTGGAATAACGAGGGTGTACAGTATAAAGATGCTACACTCAAGATTATGGGTATTGAAGCAGTTAAGAGTTCAACGCCTGCACCTTGTAGAGAAAAGATTAAACAAGGCCTAAATATTATTATGAATGGTACAGAAAAAGAACTGAATACTTTTATACAGCAGTTTCGTGAGGAGTTTATGAAACTACCACCAGAGGATATCGCTTATCCTCGTTCTGTAAATGGATTGTCTAAGTTTTCTGATGCAAGTCAACTGTTTGCAAAAGGTGCTCCTATACATTGTAAGGGTGCAATACTATACAATCATCTAGTCAGAAAGAATAAACTAGGTAACAAGTATCCTTATATACAAGAGGGTGACAAGATTAAGTTTATCAATCTCAAACAACCTAACATATATCAATGCTCTGCAATATCGTTTATTACAAAACTTCCTAAAGAACTGAACTTTCATAAGAGTGTAGACTATGATGTACAGTTTGAAAAGTCATTTATAGAACCACTTAATTTTATACTGACCAAGATAAACTGGTTAGTGGACAAGAGTTATGGAACACAAGGAACATTAGAGGATTTTTTTGGATGATATTAAGTAAACAAGACTCTGTATTTGTCGCTATGAAAATGATGAAATACTTTAAAGACTTTAATCGTATTGACGATTATTTTCGTGCAAGAAAGATAGAACGAGTCAAGGATATTCCATCACCTCTGCCTGGCATGAGTTTAGAAGATGATTTGTTTCAGAACTTTGATATGCATCCAGAAGACATGAATTTTTCTGTCGTACAAATACCGACAAAACTATTTGATACACTATTAGAAAAAACTGCATCTTTTTCTCCAGATGAGAACCCAGGCAAGACATTGAAACTTGTAGTCAAAGAAACAACAACGAATACAATAGTAGGCTTTATACGATATGGTAGTCCTCTTATCAATAGTAAACCAAGAAACGATTATCTGGGAAACATACCAGACTTAGATATATTTAACAAACGAGCCATCATGGGTTTTAATATCGTGCCTGCACAACCATTTGGATTTAATTATCTTGGTGGTAAATTACTTGCAGCGATATGTTGTTCTCATGCAACCAGACGTATGTTAAATCAGAAGTATGACACAGAGTTCTGTTTGTTTGAAACTACATCTTTATACGGCAATCTCAAAGGTGCATCTATGTATGATGGTATGCGCCCATATCTAAGATACAAAGGTGACACACAATCCAAGTTTCTATTGACACTAGGAGAAGAAATATATCCAGAACTGAAAGAATGGTTCACAGAAAGAAATGACGGAGAAGAACTGATACACAAAGGTGCATCATCAAGAAAACTCAAGATGCAAACTAAGATGGTACAGATTATCAAGGCATCACTCAAAGAACATGATATGACTGCATATAATATGTTTCTAACTGCAATGGAGAAGGCTACAGGAGTGACAACACAAAAGAGGTTCTATATGAGTGAGTATGGATACAGTAATGTAAGAGATGTATTACTAGGTAAAACAGAAACGCTAAATAAAGCAGAAAATTATGATAGGTTCGAGTTAGAGAACGTAACCAAGTGGTGGAGAAAACTTGCGACTAAACGATATAACAATATAATTGCAGATGGTCGTATAAGAAACAATTTAGAAGTATGGAACGCTGACACAATGAATAGTATAGACATAGTAAGATGAAAATAACAATTGCAAGACTTAGAAGTAACGTAAAATATAATGGGCCGTTAGAAACAGTTCTGGATAGTTTCTTTGAGAACTATGTAA